CATTGGGCATGTTGGCTGCGTTGAGAATTGTTCTGTTCAGTTCCTCCAGATTGAACATGCCGGGAGGAGACTGCTGCGCCATTTGCAGAGCCATGTTCGCCATCATCATACGATGGGCGTTGCTGGGAATGTTAGGATCAGATACCGGAATAATATCTACACGTCCGTCAAAGTCCTGCTTGAAAATGCTACGATCTTCATAGGGAACATCATAAGGATATTCAGTGGGAAGATAGTCATAGTCAATGCGAGCAAGAATACGGAACTCATCTTTCTGGGACTTGTGAAGCCGTTTATGGATTGCTGAGAAAAACTTACTGCTTGCTTCCAGTAAGGCCATAGTAGTTCCAACGGGTCCATAGGAGGCAGCATCGGAGATAACCTGCTCCGTGCTGTCCGCAAACTTCTGTCCAGCAGTAGCTACGAAATTCAACATCTGGAATAAAGTAGAGGAAGGCTCTTTATAAGGAAGGGGAACAATAGCCTTTGACAAATCTATACCAGTTGCTTCAACCTCCTTGAACTCGCCGGGAGCAATAGGTTCGTTGTCACCAACCATCCTTACTCCCTTGGCCTTAAATCCTCCCGGTAGATTTGCAAACTGCCCTGCATCTATCAGCGAACGCATTGCCGCAGTAGCACTCATAGTCAAATTACCAAGGAAATGTATAAGACCTAATCCGTAAAAACCAAAGCCCGGTACAAACCTGTAATGAACGAAATGTTCTATTTTCTCTTTGTTTGGATCGTCTTGCTTATAGTTTCTACGAATACTTAGTATCTGTCGAGACTGACTCTCAACAGTAACAATATAGGGAAGAGGAATATCTTCCTCTTCAATATCAAGATAGCAGTGTTGTTCCAGCAACACATACTGAGGATCACTATCAGAGGAGGGAGACAATCCAATAATTGTATCCATCTTCTCTGCAAAAGTCGTAATATTATTAGATGATGGTACGGGAAGATCAACAGCCTGATAAACACCAGCATTAATATCCCGTGCTATCTCTACAGGACTGCGATAGATTACATGCGTGTAACGATCAGCATTGGCAAGATCAGTTGCATAGTACGACACATAGAACTGATCAATAGGAATAAACTCAGATTTAGGACGCTTGGTCGTGGCGTCATAATACAGCTTTTTAAACGCCGATCCGATAATCGGGAGATGGAACAGCATTCTTTCAAACTCATCAAAGTATTCGGGCATCTGCTCCGTTACCTGATAGTTCATAAAGTTCTGAACCCTGTTGGCCTGTAATTCTTTTTCAGTATTTGAGCTACCAAGTATCTGTGCCTTGACAGGACCACTTGATGGGAATAGCTCACCGGATGCCTTGGATTGGAACTTGACTGCCGACTCAATCAGGAGGGGATGTACAGCGGTACATGCACCTTCAAAGGGTTCCGAACCCTGCTCCAGTTTAAGGCCAAGAAGGTCAAAGCCGCTCTCAAACATGGACTCCCATTCAGCACGGGAATCTTTATCAGACTGATAGTTTTCAATAACATCGTTGGCGATATCATTTAGTTCATCTTCTTCAAGAAGTTCAGACATATCACCAAACCATTCGGCAACATCTTCTGATGCTTCCATCTCTACAGTCTCTTCAGAGAAGTCAACAATAACACCACCGTCTGAAGGATCAAGCTCAAAGGTTGCATTGGCCTCTTCTTCCACAGGCATGGCAACAACATTGCCAACTTCTTCTGGCATCATATCGTATGGATTTCTTTCAGTAGCCATTTATTTCCCTATTCAAAATTTGTTCCCTGCATTAATTATAGCACATAAATTGCTAAATCCCAAATCTTTATCAGACATTCCAGTATGTTGCCCTTCCACCTCTTACCCGATCCTCTTCTTCTTCGGGGTCTTCAGGATGGGAAAGGTGCCATGATTCCTTCATATAATGCACTGCCATTGTCAGGGCATCCACTTGGTCGTCATGGGCCGCATTGGGAAAACGTATCAGTTCTTCAATGAGATCATCTGCCCACTTCTTACTCTTGGGTATCCACAATCTACCTGCCTCCATGATAGGGCTGGCCGCATAAACTCTGGATATCTTATCCCTGTCAGGATTATATTCCATTACCGGGAGTCCCGCTCTACGCATATCCTGTATGAGCGATTGACCAGATGCTTTCTTTTCTATCATACAGACATCAGGTCTGTGTTCATTGTATAGTTTCTGCGCCAGCCGTCGTAGCTCTGGATACTCATAGCGTCCCTTGATGTTGCCAAGAAGTATCAGGTGGGCTGCAAAGTCCTCTCTGCCCTCCTCATCTTGGTCATACATGTAGAATATGCCCCATGTTTGTATTACGCTGTAGTCAGCGGTGGTAGAAGTAGAGAAGGCAGTATCGTATGTCTGTATAACAAACTCACAGTTGGGCGGGTCTTCATATTCCCAATCCTGTATCCAGCGTTTCTTTATAAGACCACCCTCTTCCGGTGTGGGGTCTTGCATGTACAGTGAGTTCCAATACCGACTTCCGTTGCTGGCCTTGATCTCACTTTCGTCCATTCGCAGTACCCGATCCGGTTTCCACTCTGGAAAGTAACTTGTTCCCATGGGAAGGTCCAGCAGTTCTGAGGCATCCTCATCCAGCCATGCCGGTATCTTTACAACCTCCCATGGTATTGTCTCATAGTCAGGCATGTTCTCCTGTTGCTTCAGCAGCCAGCCACAGAGGTCATCATAGTGATATCTGGTGTTGATTATGACTATGGCCCCGTCAGGCATGATACGTGTTCTCAGACCTGCGGGATACCATTCCTTGATGAAACGCCTACCTGCGCTGGAGATCGCATCCTCTTCCGACATTGCATCGTCTAGGATTGCCACATGTGCGCCTCGACCTGCAATCTGAGATCGGACACCAGCGGCATAGTAGGTTCCATTATGGTTTGTTTTCCACTTACCTGCTGCCCTGACATCGCTACGAAGAGCAACACCCCTGAATATCTTCTGGTATTCTTCAGTGTTTACTATATCTCTGACTGATCTACCAAAGTCACTGGCAAGCTGATCACTATGAGATATACTGAGTATCTCATGTTCAGGGTTTCTACCAAGATACCATGCGGGAAACAGTTTGGAACATACAACAGACTTGGAGGACCGAGGTGGTAAAAACACCATCAGTCTTTTTATTTGACCATCCTGTACCTGTTGCAGTTTATCTGATATAACTTCAATGTGGCGACCCATTCTAAAGTCGGATACAATGGTAGGTGCCATCAGTCTAACAAAAGAAAGGAAGTCATCATTACATTGGTTGTTAACACCTTGGGATAACAATCCTTGAAGGTTGATGTATGTTTCTATATAGTTACTATTTAAATTCTCCATAGTAATATTATACACTATACTGTATAGTTCTACAATAGAGATATATAAAAAAATACTATAAAGTAACTAATTAGTACCGCCCTGTGGTATTTATGCAACACTATAGATATCTTTTTTTATTTTGACCCCTTTATTTTTGATAATTTTCCCAGAGTCCCTTATATATACGCTGCTAGGGCGTGCCGCACATTTTTTCGCCACCCCTTCGGGCTACTTGCGAATGACTCTCAATTGCAAAATAACAGATACCTTGTGTTGCAAATGAGAATCATTCTCAACTACGGTCATAATTGCGAATGAGAGTCATTCTCATCTAGCCCTCGTTGCGAATGATAATCATTCTCATCCAATCTGCCTAGTTGCGAATGAGTATCATTCCTAAGTAGATCGCCCTGCCCGGTCGTGTTGCGAATGATTATCAGTCTCAATTAGCGGATTTCTCCAGTTTTACATACCGACCAGTCAGTATCCATGACGATCTCTAATTGCGAATGATTCTCATTTGCAGTGCAAGAACCGTGCCAAATGACGATTATTGTGCGGTGCAACATATTCCTATTGAGAACCATTCTTAACAACTCCCATACCTATTTTATCGTTATATATCAATGCCTTATGGCAATACTTAGATATCTATGTAATGGTTTGACCATTTCGGCAGTGCAACATGGAATAAAAAACCCTTATAAATCAATAGGTTAGAGATTGTACTT